GACCATCAAGCCCACCGCCGACTTCTCGGCTAACAAGAATTTCCACGACGGCATCAACCGCACCTGCCGCATATGCGCCAACACCAGGTCCGCCGCGTACGACTTGGCCAATCGCGAACAATTGAACGCCAAGCAACTCGCCCGCTATCACGCCGACCCGCTTCGCTATGCCGACTATGGGCTGAAGAAGCGTTTCGGACTCCCGATCGGGAGCTATGACCGGATGCTCACAGAACAAGGAGGTTGCTGCGCGATCTGCGGTGCAACCGAGCCGGGCGGCAGAGCTAAGCGCTTCCATGTCGATCACTGCCACACAACCGACCGCGTCCGCTCGCTGCTCTGCGAGAACTGCAATAACGGACTGGGTCGGTTTCGTGACAAACCTCATCTCCTTAGAGCTGCGGCTGACTACATAGAGAAACACTCTAAGTAATCACCAAGTACTACCCGAATGCTCCAGTGCTGGATGCTGTGCTTTCCATGGCGGCAACGAACCGACTATTTAAAATTATCCACCCCTCCATAAACTTGTACCCCCAGCTCCTTAGCTGATTCAACGGGTCGCTCTTATCAGCATCGCTTAACTTGAACCACTGCACGTTATCCAGCTTCAAGGTAGCGAACGCTTCCTGCCCGAAGACATAGGTGCGGTAGACCGTGACGCCGGTGGCCGGGGCGGACGGCGGGATCTGGTAGAGTCCGAGGCCGGTAATGGTGGCGACGGTGCCGGGTGCCAATTGGATGGCGTGCCCGGTGTAAGGGCCGCTGGTCGGGCCGCTAGTGGTCAGCCCGAGATTGACCGGCTGGGCGCCGGTGCCGACCCCGACATAGATCGCGTAGGTGAACCCGGCGGTCGAGGGGACGGTGACGGCGATGCCGCCAGTGGTTACCGAGATGTCGTTCGAGAGTTGGTAGATGCGCGATTCGTAGAAATTTTGGTTGTCCCAACCGGTTACTTGAACCGTGTAGGTGGCGGTGGCCAAAGACCCCGCGGCGTTGGCGCCCTGCACCGCAGCGACGCCGGTCCACGACGGCATCATGTTGCTTTCGCAAAACACGATACCGCCCCAGATACCGTGCTCGTTGATGTAGAGGTGGTCCGCGCCGGAGTACTGGTAGGTCTGCACCACCAGCGGGTTGTTGCGCAGATCCTGCATGACCAGCGGGTTGCCGATCGCGACGTAGTGCGCGGCCTGGCCGGGGGCCTTTTTGCCCTCGTTGAAGTTGTAGTTCATGTTGCGCAGCACGGTCTCGCCGGTCTGCCCGTTCCACATCGGCGCGCCGATGACCTTCATGTTTGAATAGGTGCGGGTGACCGTGGTCGGGTCGAGGTTGTTGCCGGCGACCAGCGCGGCGCGGCTGCCGGCCTGGGCGACGTAGTTCACCTGGGTCACACCGTTCAGCATGTTCCAGCCGTTGCGCTCCTTCAGCTGCATCATCTGCTGGCCGAGGAGGTCGGAGCCTTTGGCGAGGAGGTCGTCGGGGACCGTCTTGACCGCGACATCGGTGAAGACCAGGCGGCCGCCCCACTGGAGCGCGACGCCGGTGACCTGCTCGAAGCCCATCTGCTGCGGCGTCGGCGGCACACCCTCGGCGATGGGCGCAGTGGGCAACGGCAGGTAGGGCCAGCGATTGGCGGTCCAGGTGACCCCAGCGCCCTCCTTCATCTGCTTTACGTCGGCGAACTGGGTCAGCACGATAAAGCGCTGCGCGTTCTGCAAGGCCCGCCGCTCGATCGTGCGCTCGATTGCACCAGCGTAACTGGCTGATGTGTTCGTCGTTGAGGCCAATTTACCCTCCCTGTCTCAGGGGGAGGGTGGCCTCCCCCTTAGAAGATTCCCTTGCGCAGGGCCTCGGCGGCCATGCGGGCGTCAAATTCGGCATCGCCCCAGGACTGCTTGCCGCGCCCGGCGGCCCCATCTCCGCGACCATTGGTAGGCCGAGTTTGGGCGCCAGCAACACGCCGTGCAGCGGTACGTCGCTGAACGCTTGCTGTGCGGGACGCACGATCAATGGCATCCCGCCCGACCAGACGGTGAAGGATATCGTCTCGGGTGGCGCGCAGGTTTCCCCGCTGGCGCTCGGCGTTAAGCTCGCGCTCGACCTCGTCCTTGTACTGAGCGTGGACGCGAGAGGTGCGGGCCTGCTGGTTGAAGTCGCGTTGATCAATCCGGTCCTCGGTTTGCAGCTGCTGCAACAACATTTGCTGCTGCGTCTGCTGTAGCCCCTTGTTGTAGTAGTAGCCGGCGACTTCCTGCGCCGACATCATCGGGAGGTTGTCCGCCTCCCACCTCGCTATCCGCTCCGCCTCCTGGTTCTGCTGCAGCGGCTGCTGCTGCCGAAGCTGCTCCGCCGCACGCTGAAACCCGCGCCCCTCCGCTGCTTCCCGCTCCGCCCGCTCGGCGCGCTCGCGCCACCGCTGGGCCTGGGATTTGCGGCCTTGCCTGGGAGCCGGAGGCTCTACATCTCCTTCGCCGCCTTCTTCACCATCGCCCCCTTCATCGGGGGTTTCCCCTTCGCCGGCTTCATCAGGAAGGCCGGCATCTTCCCCTTCGGCTTCATCTTCGATTTCGCCAAGATCAAGCTCCTCGCCCCCGTCTACCGGGGGAAGCTTTGGATCGTCCGACATTTCGTCTCCTCAGCGGGTATCGGCCCGCCACTCGAAACGCACCCTGACGCCGTGCGCGCGTGCGGGTAACGTCCCGCAACTCGGTGCGGTTATGGTAAGTCACAAAATGTAGGGTTGGTCAACGCAAGATGTTGATTTCGATATTGCGCCGCAGCGCTTCTTTCATCGCCGGAAGGAGTTCAATCCAGCGCTCTCGCAGCTCATCGACGGTGCGGTGGCGATGCCGGAAAGACAGCCCGTGCCTTTTTGCCAACTTTCTGACTGCTGTGCCGCTGATCCCCAGGGAGGCCCCGACACGCGCCGAGGTCCAGCCGGCAGCGATCTTCTGGCGCAACCACTCAACATCCTCAGCGGTCCAGCGCACGCCTCTCCTCCCGCCTTTTCCGTTCCTCGTCGCGCTCGGCTTGGGCCACCAGTTGCTTCGCGCGATCGCCGCCGCAGCCGACGACCTCGCCGATTTCTCGATAGCTTTTCCCCTGCCGCCGCAAGGTCAGCGCCATCGCCCGGCGGACCAGCCTGTTGGTGAATTGCTGCTTGACCTTGCCGCGCTCGGCATAGATTTCCTGCCGCTCCGCCATCGTCTGAACGGCCTTGGCCCTCTGAGCCATCCGGGCGATCTGCCGATTTTCTTCCGCTATGCGGTGACGAAGGACATTAGCCCGTCGCGCCAGCCGAAACGGATTGCGATTAAACCGCGCGACCGCGGCCTCGCGGTCTGCCTGGATCTTGCGATCCCACGCGAGCAGCCGCTCGTGAAGGGCGTCGTCGAAGTCCTCGGCCCCTGTCGGCATAGGAAGAACCGGGACGCTCATTTCTTAATTTCTTCGGCGTCGGACCAGTAATACGGAAATGAGACGCGCTCTAACCTGGGCAAGCGCTCGCCTTCGCAACAATATGCGATGCCGCTGCCATTGCACGTCTCGCAGCATCCGATTGGCGGAAGCATTTTTGGCCAGCCAGTACCGTGGCAATCTGGGCAAATCATGCGAACCTGGTCAGCCTTCCGCCATATGAACCTGAATACCCAGAACTGCCGGCGCATACCTATCGACGCAATGCGTCCCCTCGCATTCCCGTATCAGGCCGCGCAGCTCCGATTCCGACAATTCCAGCCATGGTGGACAGGCACCGTTATTGAGTTGCCGGTAACGCCAGAGGAAATCGCTCACACGGGAAAGCGTGACCATCTTTAGTAGTTCCGAGGCATTTGCTGCCCGCCGGCGGCGGACGCCTGGTCGGGATGGATCATGCCAGGCGGACCCCGGACCAACCGCGGCCCGGCCGGCATTCCGCCCGGCTGCGGCTGCTGCGCTCCCGGCGGACGGCCTTGCGCTCCCGGCGCGCCCTGCGCCTGCTGCTGCATCTGCTGCATCATTGCGGCCTGCGCCTTCATGTTGCGCTGCGCCAGATGAGCCTGCAAATGCACCCGCATCGTGCCGGCGGGGTCGCCGGTCTCCTGAATGCCGCGCATCGTCACCGGGATATGCTGCTCGTCGTTGTCGAGCGGATGCACCGGCACCTCGAACCCGGCCGCCAGCATCTCGTTCTCCTGGTCCTGCGGGATCGTCAGCTGGTCGCGCTGATCGACGATGATCCCCTCGCCCAGCTCGGGACCGAAGGCATTGGTAACCATTTGGCTGACCAATTTGGAAAGGCGGATCTGGACGCCCTCGGCTGCCAGGCGCTGCGCCAGCGCGGGATTCTGGAGGACGTTCAGCAACGCCGTACCCTGCTGGGCCATCATGGCGTTTTGCCGGACCTGCTCGCCGCCGCGCCAGACGAAGGTGAAGCCGTTGCGGTTCTGTAGGGGCGAGACCGACTGCATCTGGGCCTTGCGGCCCTCCTCGCCGAACATGCG